CTTCTAGTAGCCTCCGCCAATCGGGATGCCCGACATATCGGCCTGGTAAGCCTGCTGCGCCATGTCATCCTCCTCGGCGTGGCCAGCCTGCTGGTCGCCGGCCGGGGTTTCAATCGGATTATCGTTAGCGTTCTCCACCTTGACATAGGCGCAGTCGTCAATGATGCGGCTGACTACGCCGCTCACCTTGACGTCCACCTGATCGCCTACATTGGGTCGTTCGCCACCCAATTCCAGCGTATCAAGTTTGACTGGAAGCTCGTCTCCGATCTGGATGGGCTCCTCGGACTCGTTCTCCGGCATCGGCATTGATTCGTCTGGCATTTTTTAACTCCCCAGCGGTTTCTGCGTAACGCCGTCTCCATAGTACGACTTAGTGGGCTCTGTGGCTCCGTAATAGTTCACCGTGGCATTGGCGCTGGCGCCTCCCGGCCTAGTAGGAGGAGCCTGCCCCTCCCACTTGGAACCGGAATAGCCTTGTGCTAGCGATTCCAGCTGCGGCCCGGCTGGCTTGGTTTCCATTGTTTTATCCCTCCGGCGGCGTCTCCGGCGGCGGCGGGGTGATGTCTTCATAGGTGAACCCGTCCTGGATCGCATCCGGGAAGTGGACCTTGAAGACATTAAAAAGCCCCTCTTCGGTCACTGGCCCAGGGATGTCCACCTCTATTGCCCTGTTCCAGGCATGGTAGGTGGCGCCCTTGAGCTTGAAACGCCCCTGGAACGTGGGGGCATCGCTCGGCCCTTCCTTTGATCCGGGATTGCTGCTGACCTGCGAAGGCTCGGTAACGCCTACGTCGCTAAGCGTCGCGGCGTCCGAAGCGCTCTTTGGCCGTTTCGGAGGCGGTTGACCCTCCTCGGGAGAACCGGAATACCCGGTTGTCTCCGGCCCATTGCCAGAAGTCTTGGATTTCTTTGCAGTCGTCATTTTGTTCTAATTCCTTTTTGGTTAATGCGGCTTCCCCCCCGATGAACCAGAGGGGAAGCCACCTTGCTTTGCTTTGGACTTATCCGCTGTAGACAGCCTTGCTGCTCAAGCTAACGATCCATTGATTGTTGAGTGTCACCGTACACCAGTATGTTTTCATACCTACCGTGATAAACTTGTTCGTTGGATCGCTCTTGTCGGGCTTGTCGCAAATCATCACCGACGGGTTGAACGGACTCTGGCCGCCCATTTGCGGGATGCCAAATCCATCGCTCCCCACGCACCACGTCCGGTAGATGGCGTTGGCGGCAGAAGCAGGGACAGAGTAAATGCCCTGCGTGCCGGTGGCGTCTTCAATGAACGGGTTGGTGTGTTTGACAAACGACACGTCGTACCATTTGCCGACTTCGCCGGTAACAAGACTCTTGGAAGTCCCGTACTGGCCTGCCAGCACCACCTTTGGATCGTTTAACACGTCCCGCCAGACCTGCGGCCCGGCCAGGGCGTAGTATTGATTGTTAAGGTATGGTGCCCGGGCAATGGTAAGCCGGGTCATGGCATCCAGAACATCCGTGATGGTGACAGCGCCCTGCGCTTGCGTGAGGGCCCCCAACCCCGCGAATGTCTGAGTGGCTCCGACGTAACGCCTGTTCCCCGCTCCGGTAATGTCCGCAACCAGTTGGTCGCGGATTTTACTGTCGGCGTGGAGGGCAACATCTTCGCCCATGACCCCGATCATGTTCTTTAGCGTGTCAAAAAGGTTCGTCCACGAGAGGACGTCGCTGATCTTGGCTGCCAGATCGTACTGTTGCAGAGTGGCGTCGATGAACGTGTAGTTGTAGTCCCTAAACACGGTCGTCGGCACGCCTTCACCGCTTTGACCGACATTGGAAGCCGCCGCGACATCGCCGCGTGTGAACCTCATTTGCGTGGCGCCATGCTCTTTTGGGAAGGGCACCTTCTGACCGAATTGCGCCATGACAAGCAGTTGTACTGCATGTGGCTGGAGGCGTCGATTAAAGTATTTCTGGAACTGACCGACTATGCCAGCCGAACTTGTTGTTAGTAAAGGAATGTTACTATCCCTCTAATCTTTCTAAGGTTTGTAAAAGGCAACGACGACACGTAGCGCGTTGACGTTTTCGCTCTTCGAGAGTTACTTCCATAAGTTGCCTCTAAAGTTTTTAGCGGCCCATGACGGCATCCTCCCGATTCGTCAGGTCGCGTAGGTAGGCTTCCTCCTCATCAAGAGTCATTTCCTCCTGCGGAGGTCTGCCCCGTGGCGGTTGTCCTGGACCGCCCCTCGCGGGTTGTGACGAAGCGTGATACCCTTCGATCTGGGCTCGCAATCTGTCGTTCTCCTCCCTTAACTCGGAATCCGAACCGGCCGCCAAGAGCAGCGTGGCTATCTCCACCGCCTTCTGAAACCCTTGCGGTATATAGAATAGATATGGGTGCTCGTTAATGATGCGGTCGGTCTCCTGGGTCAGCGGACTTGCTGCGTTCTGAAGGTCTGGCACGGCGCTAAGCACGTTTTCCATGTCGCGGCGCCAAGCCAGTTCATACTGCGCTTCCTGCCGCGATTCGATGCCCTGCCGTCCCATCTGCTCCAGTTCCAGCACCGTTTCCAGTGATTTGGTGGCGTTTTCCCAGTCTCCGTTCTCCCGGAACTGGAGATACGCCTGGTGATAACCGGCGAGGTCGATCCCGGCCTTTTGGAGCGGCGGAGTCTGCGCATACTGCTGCAATTGCTCCACCCGCCGCGCTTCTTCCCATTGCGCCTGTTCGCTGCGAAGGGCGTCACGCTCCTGCGCGAGAGCTGTCCAGGAGCGATCCTTGCGGACCTGCTCCTTACTCTCTCGTTCGCGGGCTTGAGCGTAACGGGAGCGCGGCTGCTCTTGTTGCTGACCGTTTTCCTGCGGTGGTTGTGCTCCTGTAAACCTTCCCCGCTCATCACGATCGCGTGCCGCCGGTTCCAGCGGCGGCTCATCTTGTGGTGTCGGCTCGGGTTCCGAGTCAGGGGTTATTTCTGGCCTTCTTTGAGGCGGCTCAGGGGCCTCTGCCGGTGGCGCGGATATGTCCGGCTCTTGCGCGCCTTCCGAAACGGGGCGGCTCTCGGCGATGTCGGTCTGACGGCCTAACTCGCGCAATGCCTCGCCTTCGGCGTCTGGTTGTTCGATTACCATTTCCTTTTCGAGAGCTATCTATTTACTGACTTAAACTCGCCCTCTAGTTCTCGTTCAGTCAGTGCCCCCAATCCGCTGGGAGCGGGCGAAATCTGTAGAAGTGAATCAACAAAGGCGACCATGCTGCGGATTCCCCAGGCCACGCCGGCGTGATACTGCGGGTGTGCCTGTTCCATGATTGCCCGCTGGGCGCTCATGTGAACTTTCTCAATCCACAGGTGGCGAAGCTTTATCCCGGCATCCGAGGTCAGGAAGACGGACAAAGCCCGTGCGTTCTCGTTGGTCCAGTAGTCGTTAGGGACCGAGGTTGGGGGAAAATGCTTCCAGAAATGCCATGCGGCCTTGAGACGCCGGATGAAATTCTGCATCGAAGGGAAGTAATGCAGACTGAAATCTCGTTTGTCAATACCACTCGCTTATACAAGCGGTTGTGTCCCGACCTGGGGCGGCGGCTCAGGTGGTGTTGCCGGCGAGAGCGGGTGCGCCATGGGATTTATTGGCGGCAAGCCCATATTACTAAGAGCTGTGTTCACGTCCGCCATGTTAATCTGGACCCCTGCCTTTATGAGATTCGCGAGGGAATTGGCGACTGCGGTGGCGTCCTTTACCCGGTCAGATTGTATGGAGGAAAGATCCTTGGCGGTAGGTGGCTCTTGTGGCTGCTGTGGCTGCGGCGGCTGCGCCCCGGGCCCAGGGATCACGTTCCCCGGCTGCTGCTGTTGTTGCTGTTGCTGGTCCATCATGGCCATCTTTTGCAGGTAATCTATCAAGGGCGCGATCTGCTGACGCACCTGGTTAAGCGCCGGATCGCGCTTCTGGTTCAACGCCTGCATGTGCCCCTGAATATGGCCCAGCGCAAGTCGGGCGAACTTCGGATCAAGGGGTTTGCCCTGCTGCAATTCCGCGTCCACATAGCCCTGTAGCGATTGCAAGTGGGCCTTGTCGTCGTCCGCCGGTTGAACCTGCGCTGGGAATCCCAGGAGCATGATGGAGATTTCCTGCGCCTGCTGTTCCATCTGGTTCTGCTGCTCGATGCCCGGGTCCTGGTAGGCCCGTTTTATGAGGCGCGGATCGTCAATTTCGACCAGGTTTTTCTCCAATTCGTTGCGTTTCCAGTAGGGGCTGTTTCCGAGGAGCTGTAGGCGGGCAACTGCCTTCTGCATGGCAGCAGGCTTGTTCCAACTGTCGGCCGCGCCGTTGGGTTGGATCTCGTACTCGCCCTGGAGCGCGTCAGGTGGCACTTGTCCCACCGTATCGAAGAGGACAAAGGTAAGACTCTTGGCGTCATACTGTTTGTACAGCTCCCAGCACATCCGGTAGAGGTCGGCCATGTCCAAGCGGAAGACCCGGGAGCGCATATCGTCTGAAAGCCCTGACTGGCCGATAATGGCCTGGACCTGGGTGGCCGTGACGTCGCCACGGGAGCCCGGACGTCCCGAAAGATGCTGGGTTGCGCCCAGATCGGGGATGGAAACGCGGTATTCGGCAAGTGCCCGGGTCATTTGCAGCTCCTGGTCGAACGAAATGGGCGGAGCAGGCATGACGGCCGGCTCCAGGCCCTGTGGAAGACTTGAACCTGGCAGAAAAGAGACGTTCTGCGGGTTGGAAATGCCCTGGGTGTTCTTAAAGAGCGGTTTGTTGACGAAATCCATGTAATCGTGCTTGAAATTCCATTGCCGGCAGAGCGAATCCTCGAAAGCAGCCACAATTTCGGGTATCCCACGCGGGGAATACCAGCCTTCGTCCTTAATTTCGCTCCGAAGCGAGATAAACGGGTAACAGTCGTGCTCGTATGGGAGCCATTGCTTCGGCCGCACGTAATCGGCTTCCTCCAGGCTCTGCGGAGAATAGGTCTCAAAGCATACCCGATCGTTTTCCTTCGAGTAAATCTCCCACAGGACAATTTGGCGGTTGGTTTTAGTAAAAGTGATGCCTTCGCGGCGCTTGATCGTGTCGTACTGCTGGCCCAGCCCGTAGAGACCGGTCTCGGCCACGGTGTTTCCCCGTATCCGGTTCACGAAATCCTCGTCCTGCCGGAAATTGGGGTTGGCTTTGTACTGGTCAACGCTCATTAGCAGCACGTGCACGAGCCACGGGGCTTCCTCCAGCTCCTCGGTGTCGGCCGGCAGAATGAAATAGCTGGGCGCGATTGCCGCGAAACAGAGCTGCCCGAGCTCAAAGTCCCAGTAAACCTTGATTGGCGCCCTGCCAGCCATCAGCATG